CTGTACTGTCTGCCACAACCGTAGGGGTGATTTGGATTGCAGTTGCACCTGTTTCATTTAGAACTACATCCTCCTGAAACTCAAACACTTTATTTGTATTAGCACTACGAACATAACTCCCATCGGGGATTGTTATACCATAAGTACCTTTGCTTACTAACAATGCCTGTGAAGCTGTAGCTGTGTTACGGATAACACCCCCTAATGCACAAAGCTCTTCTAATGAAACACCTGTGGCTTGGTTAATGTCGAATGAACTATACACTTGCTGACTAACTTCCCAAAGCTCTGCTAAGGGTTCAGCAATAATCTTAATCCATCTTCCTAGTACACTATTGTCTGTTGTGTCTAGTACATCGCCACCTGTTAAGAAGCCACTAAACTCTGTATTAGCACTTGCTTTAAGAGAGGAAATAATATCTGTTAATCGTTTAACACTAAAACCTGTCGTGCTTAATCCTGCCATATCCCTCTCCCTATTTTATACACCAATTGTTGCAGTCAGAGTGGAATAGAAACCGTCAACGGTTCTCACTGTAAACTGAATCGTAATCTTTCTTGTTGTCTTATCTACTACGCTACTGTAAGCTGTAATTTGCAACACTTCGTTTTCTTTTAATATCTCAGCCTGAATGATTGCATCAACAGCAGCTTTAGACCTATTCTTTCCAGCAATCTGATTGAAGTAGTCAATACCGATAGTTCCATCTAAGAACCACTCACCCTTAAATGTTTGCAATCTAATCTTCAAGCGTTGAGCCAAGTTTTCAGATGTTGTGGTGGTGAATGTTGGTGTTGTAATCGTGTTTGTTGTTGAGAGTAGGACATCCCCTGTCTCATCGTTTAGTTTGATGTCCATTTATAACTCCTCTCAAGGTGTAGGAAGTGTTAAAGTACACTCTTGAAACTCAGATGCTTTTTTATTGATTGTGCTTACTAAGTCAGCAATTGCAGCAGCCCTAATAGGAATCTGTGCTTGGTACGTAATAGCAGGTTTAGCTAAAGGGGCGATTAAACTATCAATCAAACCTTGTATCCATTCAATAACTGCTGTAGGCGATGTTGGTGGGTCTAGTAAAGCCAATAATGGCATAGACTTCTCTAACTGTTCTGTAATAGCATCAGTTTCAGCTTTCAACGAGTCTAATATCTCTGTACCTACACTATTTAATTGCTCGCACGATGTTACACTCTCTACACGTTTTTTCATGCTATCGTATTGAGATGTGTTTACAATGCTGCTACCTTGAGGGTTCATATTACCACCTAAAATATATTCGTTATAATTCCATCTGATACTGTTACTACTTGACCTAACGGTGTCGTGAAGCTTCCTGTAGCACCTGTGCCAACTACTACGCCACCGCCTGTAGCCAAACTATCAGAGACTTTTGTATGCACACCAGTAATCTTTACTTCCCCGCTAGAAGTCAATCTAACCTCACACTCATTATCTTTGCCAATATTGTGTGTCATCACCATGTCATCAACACTGTGAAATAAAGTGCGCGTATCGGGGTTATTAATTGATTTTGAGAATGGATTTACACATGGGATAGCAATAGCATCTCTTTTATCAAAGCTACGCATATCAATCGGGTCATGTGCTGACGTAGCTCCACTCTTAAATACATCCAGCCCTTTCTGACTAAACACAAGGAGAACGTTATCCCCTTGATTGATTGGGAATGTTAAAGCTGAGGTTGAGGAGCTAGGGAACTGAACAGGGACAGAAAGGATTTCAGGGTATGCCATTATCTCGCCGTCAATATACTTCTTGTTCACTACAGGCTGTACGTCAATGCGGCACTCATTTAATTTAGCAACATTAGTAACTTCCGCTACCATAGTCACATAAATATCAGACAATCTAAAATCAATCTGAGAATTTAATATCGTTTCTAAGCTGTTTTCCATTATATTAAATCCTTGACGTTATCGCCCCATATTTGCATAAACCACTCTCCACCTCTTGTATCACCGCTATACTTAATAGTTCTAACGCGGTAGTAGCCACTAAGTTTTGTTTTAGTGCTATCAAGGCGTATTAGACTATTAGGTTTAACAGATGGGTTTAGTAGTGCTTTCAATTCAATGTTTGAACGTTGAATTTTACGTTTAGTTTGTTTACGAGGCTTACCACTTTTAGTTGGTTTTAATTCTTCTGTGATGTCTGTTTCATTATCTTCTAACGGTTGCTCAATAGCTTGCGTAACTTCTTCTGTATGAGTGTATGGTATATCAAGCAACCCACTCTCTTGTGATAACACGATAGCTGTTTCAACATTCTTGTTAGGCGATACACTTCGTTTATCTTTAACTGTAAGCTTGCCTTCTAGTATTGACCACTCTAAATCGTTTGGTTTACACAAGTCATCTAGGATTTGTTTTAGTGTTCCAGTTGCAGGGTAGCCGAAAGTGAGTGTTCTATCTGTATTGCCACTAGCAATCACATCAACTTCTAGGTTATTATTCTCTGCAATGTTCTGAATAACAAAACCAATAGTTACACCTTCGGGGTAGGTCTTGTGAACCTTCACACCATTCAATATCTTAAACCCATCAGCAATCTTGAAAGTAGTCTCTGTATCAACACCAACTTTCTTAGTCATAATCTGTACAACATCACCTTTCAGGAGTTGCTGTATGCTGCCAACATAGCCTACAGCTAATGTAGCACTCAAGGCCATTTGTTTATCGCTAAACTTGTCTAAAGTGGTTTGAGCTAGATTATAAACCTTCACTTCTGCTGAGTTGTTTTTATTTGCATGGTCAACATTCTGTTGGATGTCAAAGGATAAGCGTAATTCTGTTATTGTGAAAAGTTTTCCGTTGTCACGGTCATATAAAGTGAGAACATAATCTCTTTGAAATTGATACATTCTCACCCCTTATTAAACTGTTATTGTATAGAATAGGAAGTAATAATCCTTCCAATTCTTTAAAGTATCTTCTGTATCAATCATTGATAAATCATAAGGCCAAAGAGTAAACATACCGTTAAAGCCGTTTAGTTTCATAACGCTACTCAGGGGAAAGATTGATATTGGGTTAACTGCTACACCCTCAAACACAACCACGCCGTTAGTTTTAATAAGCGTGGCACAGTATCTTTTTAGCTTATCGTTCCACAGGAAAGACATATTGCACGATTGATTATCTAAAACAACATTAACAGTGAAGTTCGGTGTATTGAATATCTCTATTGACCTGTACGTTTGTGCTACTAGAGCCATATATCCACCTTTATTTTTGAGCGTTTCTCAACATCTGCTGTTTTTTGATTTCATTAGCTTGAATATGTGCGTTGTTCAACATCATTTGTTCTTGCATAGCTTTGTTCAGCGTTGTTGTGGTAGAATCTGTTTCAGCTACACCGTTTTCGGCTTTTGTTAAATCACACAACTTCTTACCCTTATCAAGCTTTAACTTGTCTATTGAGATGGATTCCGTCTTAGAGACTGTACCTCCATCTGCTGTTTTAAAAGCGTATGTGAAAGACCCAACCCCGTTGACAATACTTAATACACCGACATTTCCGTTGTAAGTGTAGTTGTCGTTTCTATATGTTTTCCCTGCACAATCAGCCCCGTTACCTTTGTTATCAGCACTAGCTGCTGCATCGGCCACTTTGGAATTTGGTATTAGTGGTATCTTACTACGACTAACTTCTTCTACTTTAACTTGCACAACATTGATATGCTCAAAAGCCATTTCAGGATAAACTGCGTAGCCTGAGTTCTCATCCTCTTTGAATGATAAAGAGGTAAGGATACAGTCTGTGTGTTGTACCAACTCGCCACTGTCAGGGTATTCTAAAATTGTGACTAATAAGGAGTTTTTACGAATATCAATTAAACGTCTTTTAATATACTCTGCGCGTTGCTTATCAGGAATATCAATAAGTCCACTATCAAGCAACCCATTAGTGAACCTAGATACAGCAGCACTTCTTCCTTCGTCGGAATAGCCTTCTTTTCCAAAAGCTAAATCTTTACTTGGGTTAAGGAAGTCGTAATCGCTAACAACGCCACTAACTTTAAACTTATCATTATCAGATGTAACGTGGTCGGTGATTGTGCTACCACTTTCGATTGGGTGAGAAGATACACTCCCTGTGTAAGATTCATCAAAAGATGTGACACAACTAAGTGTAATAATATCTGAACTAGCTTGGTCTTTTATTACAATAATCATGTCACTTCCTTTTAGTATGTGCTTGGGTTATAAAACCTAAACTCTTTAGTCGCCGCTTGCCCCATAGCTTCTCCAAACGCAGACATATCTCCTGTTTGGAGAATTGCTGCTTGTTGTGGAGTCATCTGTGGAAGGTTCACTTGCACGTTGATTGGTTGCACAACTTGTGATGGTGCAGCATTTACAGGTGTTTTATACTTTTCACTGAATGCTTCAATATTGGCCTTTATTTGACTGCTATCGTTTTTTCTAGCACCGAGTAATGTCTCTGTAGCACTATTAAAACTGCTAGTTTTTGTCTCATTAAAAGCATTGTAACCCATATTTTCAGGCAACAAGTTCAACTTTGCAAGGATAGGTATTAACCACAATTCAAAGTCAGACATCCATACTCTAATATTAGAGAGTAGCAAACCTATTGTATAAACAATCGAACCTAACCAACTATCTTGCACATCTTTACCAGCAAGGATGTCTAGGAACTCTGATAGAGCCGATAACCCCGTTATCATTAAAGCTATCGGTGCGACTGTTGCCGCTATACCTCTCAGTATAACTAACAACCCACCAAGCACTGTAGAGGCTAGGCCAGCAGCTTTCCACAAGAAAGTGAACCCTGCTGCACCGCCCGTTAAGGCTACAATCATAGCAATGCCTAGACTAGCGAATGCCATCTCTAATGACACAACCACAGTATTGAAGTCTGTAGCAGCTACTTTTAGGAAAGTAAACAAGTTCTTAACAACATGCACTAACTCTTTAAAAGCTTTAGCAGCTATTGGCACAGCTTCACTACCAACAGTAAACATTACAGCTAATAGATGGTCTAAGCCGCCTTTCATAACAATAACACTAAACTCTTTCAGGCTGTTATTAAACCTGATTTGAGCTACTTGGCTGTTCTTCAAAGCTTCTTCGTAAGCTCCACCAGTATTGGCAATCTCTGTTAATTTCTTAGCAACTTCGGGTAACATTTTAGATGGGTCTAACAACCCTCTTTTCATTACATCATCAAACGATGTAAACTTGCTTCCCATCTGTTCTTTAGCTACTTCTGTTAACAGTTTGATAAACGGTGTTACTCGTTGACCCATCTGTAACCGAGCTTCCTGTGCTTGAATCTTATCTTTACCAAACATCTGTTGAATAGCTAAGTTAGCTAATCGTTGGTCATCGGTTGTCATGTGTACGGCGGTGTAGTATTTGTTAAAGCCTTTGAACATCTCTTGCATTGCTTCGGGAGACATTTTCTCTTTAGCTGTAACAACAATGTTAGCGAAAGCATTACCTGTAGTGATAAGGTCTAAACCCATCTCTTGTGACATATCACGAACAAACTTCATGTTTCTAGCAAATTCATAAGATGAGCCGCTAACAGCTTTCATCTTTAATTCCATTGCCATCACTTCACGACCTGCTGTGATAAGCTCACGGAAGGCATAGCCACCGCCAAGCATACCACCAATACCCATACCCATTGGAAGCATAGGTTTTAGGAAGGACATAATACCTGCACCAGCAAGCATACCGCCCATTCCTCCACCACCTGCGCCACTTGGAGGATGAGGTGCGCCACCACCTGCGCCAGAACCACCATTAGCACCACCTCTAAAGCCTCCGCCTACTCGCGGCAAAGGAGAACCAGCAGCACCTCTTAAACGCTCTAATAGGAGGACTACAGGAAGCAATGCGTGTGCGTAACTGTTGAGGGCTACGATGTTTGATTTGAGTCGTTTCTCAAAGTTTGATAGTTTGATTTGTGATTTAGATGCTTCTTGTGCTACTTGATGAAGGACACCATTAGAGGCGTTCATTACTTTTACATAAGCTCTAGCTGCGGCTGCGATTGACTTGCGCCAAGATGCCATCGACTTAGCATCAAACTTACCCTGCATCGACTCAAAGGATTTCAACATTCCTTTTAAAGATGTAGCTGTTTTAGAGATGATAGCTAAAGTTAGAGCCATCTCTTTTTTCACTAACTCCATTTCACCGCGAAAAGCTGTTAACCCCGTAGAATTAACATGGAAGCCCATTTCTGCATAAAATGATGCAATAGCTGACATTAGCCTCTCCTTAAATTATGAAAGGCTAATTGCCTATTTGTTAGTCCGTTATTTCTACTCGGTAACTCATCAAAGCTTGATAAGCTCTTTGGTCTAGTTGGTGTTTGAACTGTTCGGCTATTTGTTTTATTAAAGCTTCTTTATAAGTTTTGTATGCTAAGAAAGCCTCGTTTTGGCAGTTAAAATACCCCCAACCATTCTAACTTACCAACCCCATTATTACAATTAACTGTAAATTTGTTTTTGGAGGTTTCAAAATGAACGCCTAACGGGTGTGAGCCTCTTTTAGATTCTCGTTTGGTCAGGAGGCAATTTATAGCTAATGGCACAAATACACAGGTGTCCTCGCTATAAAATTTATTCCCCTTAATTAGCAAGTCTTTGTCTAAATGCCAATATCGACCTTTCTCGTCCCTGCTACCGAAGCCCACCTGCTTGTGACACCACTCGTAGAAGAAGGTATAACTCTTGAAGTTTTCGGAGCAACTGACACCTATATAGGTTGGATGGGCAGCTTGCACGTTTTGTGAACACCTCCCAAGCATACTACCCCACAAGTCATATTCTTTCAGAATCTTTTTACCATCCCATGTCGGGTATGTCATACCTTTAGTACCAATGCCCTTAACAAGTTTACTTGAATTGTACATAACACTCTCCACAATTAAAAGTGGATTATAACACATCCATTATTCAACTAGAAGGGTTATTTACTATTTTTTGCTTGTTCTTGTGCATCTACTCTTAAAGCGTCTTGTAAATCTAAAATCTCAAGCATATCGTACACATCTTTCAACCCGTACACTGTTTTCAATTCGTGCAGAGTAGCCAATTTCGTTTCATGTGTTAGTATTCTGAATATCTCTACAGGTTGGCTAAAGTCTTGTTCTATTTGTTTTGCTAAATTACTTGATAGTCTACTAGGTTCACTGTTTAGCTTTGGTTTGAACCTAGTTCGGTAAAAACTGATAAGTAATTCAACTTAATAGTTTCAAGAAGCAGTTTATACAGTGTACCCATATTACCACTGAACTCATTGTCAAACTGAATAGCCATGCTACCCTTAGTTACACTACAAGCAATCAAATCTTTAGCTAACTTAGCGATGTTTACTTTGTCGAGATCTTCAATAAACGTCATCATAATTTTCTTTAGAATCTCACCTTCAAGCTTTGCTTGTGCCTCTGGTGTGACTGCTGCATCGCCTGCCGCGTCAAAGAATGCGATAACGCTTCTACCGATTAGCTTCATCACTACAGGCTGTAGTTCTAAACACTTTGTTGCTACAATGGTGTTAACAACGTACTCTACACCTTTGATGTCAACACGGTTCTGTTCAATATTCATAATTCCCTCTCTCTGTTATTCTAAACGATTAAATCGGTCACACCGCCAACTGCTGTGGGGCTAACACGAAATGTCCAAACTCTATTCACTAAATCTTCTTGTTGTTCTAAATCCGAAGCTGTTTCTATATAACCTACACTTCGCAAATGAACAACTCCGCCACTACCTAATATCAATATATCAACAAAAGAGTCTACTGCGCTCTCTGAGGCATTAGCCAATTGTTGTAAATAAACATTCGTAATGGATGTTTGTAATAATGTCACTGTTACAGTGAATGGCTTGCGCCTTGTTCTTATTCTTGTAGAGTAGGCTTCACTAATACCGTTAATGGTTTTAGAAATAGCGTCTCCACGTTTTGTATTTATACTAACAACACCTTGACAAGTATGCCCTGCAATTGTTATTGAGTTTTGGGATGGGTCGTATACGGTGAGACTCATATCAACCCTCCAATAATTCCTGTCACACCTTCTGCTATAGCACCAATACCTGCTAGTTCGGCTAGAATATCATTCTCTCCATTACCAGCGATTGAGTTGGTAGCGTTAAGACATTTGATTGTCCATACACGAGACTCCATTCCTGCACTGTAAACTACATCAGGTTCGGTATCTAACCAAACGTCAGCCGCAAAGAATACGCTATTCCCTGACCCATCTCTAATAATGAAAGGTAGTTTAGAAATAACATTACTGACAACAGTTTTAATTCCTGATAGGCTACTAAGGCCACTAAATGGGGAAGTGCTATCAAGCTTTGTTAGTGACTTCATCATTAGCTTTTGTAAGCTGTGTAAGAATTGGTTTGAGTCGCTAGTCTGGGCAAGTGTTAGTGTTACTGTGTATGTTGAGAAGCGTTGCATAGACAAGGCCACTTTGCCGTCCATGCTTCTCTGGTGAGAGAATAGTGGAGTCTCACGTTTTATTGAGATAAAGCTGCCATCGGTGAAGCCTGTAATATGCTTCAATCCGTAAATGACGCTTACATCACTAGGGCTGTATGTAGATACGGTCAATTAGCCTCTCCTTATTAGTTGAGGCTAACGCCTACTTTAGTCTGTTATTTCTACGGTGTAGTTTAGTAGAGCTTGATATGCGCGAGGGTCGATAAGGTCTTTGTAATCGTCAGTTACTTGTTTAATTAGAGCTTCTTTATTGAATTTGTAGGCTTGGAAAGCCTCTTGTGCCGTATTGAAACGACCTAAGTTTTTCTGTTTTCCGCAGTATTCAACATATCTAGACATAAATTTAGAGTTTGCCTCGTCCCAACTAACACCAATAGGGTGTTCTCCTCTTACAGCATCACCCTTAACAAGCAACAAATTCAATCTTTCTGGCACAAACACACAGGTATCTTCTGAGTAAATTTTATTTCCTTTGACAAGTAAATCTTTATCCAAACACCAACTTCTGTTTTTGTTGTCTCTGTTGCTAAAACCTATCTGTTGATTACACCATTCGTAGAAATAAGCATAAGACTTAAAGTTTTCGGAGCAAGCTACGCCAGTATAGGTTGGGTGCTTCTTCCAATACTTTTCTGTACAACGAAGAAGCATATCTTGCCACAGTTTATATTCTTTTAATTGTTTTCCACCGACTTGCGTTGGACATTCACCACTATTAGTTCCAATTCCGCAAACAAGCACGCCACTAATCTTTCTACGCATAATTAACCTCCAACACAAAACTGTATGTTACTACAATAATATGTTGGAGTCAACTACTTATCATGCAATCCAATCTGCCGCAACCGTACCACCTAAAGCTTCAATTGTAGCCACATCTTCTGCTGATACTTTACCATTACCACCAATGATGCTTGTCATTTCAGCCGCTTGAATCTGCCATTCACGACCCTGCATACCACTTCCGAAGGCACTGTTCGGCACAACACCGACCCATGCTTCTAGGCTATGATATACTGACCTTCCACTCGCATCTTTAACAGTGATAGAGAACAGACCACTACTATTCCTAGCAGCGGCATCATTTCTTTGGAGTAAGTCCAAGACATCGTTGCTTACAGAAGTCTGTGCAAGACTCAGTGTAATCATACCGCTTTTATCTGACTTATAGACGCGGCTAGTTTTATTATCAATACCAACGTGCTTTTCATAGCTATCGCTGCCACGCTCTACAGTGATATTACTATCCTCCATATAACCTGAAACAACGTGTGTGAAACCTGCTTGACTGATGACCACAGTTACATCAATAGGAGATAGCGTAGCCACTCTTGAAGTTGTCATATTCTATTCTCCTTAAGCAAACACAGTGCCAGAAATTGTTGTAGCACGAATAGCACCCGCCAATCTTGCCGTAAATGTTACATCAGGTAATGTACGAGTAGCACGTTGAGCAGAACTCAAGTTCAATACATTAGGCACTGTAACAACTGGTGCGGGGTCTGCTGCCAAACCGCCTACTTGAATACCCTCAGCCATAACCGAACGCATACTACCTTCAATAGCTGCTGCACCAGCAGACGTATAGCCAATCTTACGGGTGTTAACTAACAAAGCCCACACACTTTCTTGGATACGGGATTTCAACCAATCTACAAAGATTGACTCATCAATCCAGCCGCCATCAGCGCATTTGCCACCGATAACGACATCAACGCTACCCACATTCTCGTAAGTAGCACCATTCTTACCGTGAATGTAGCTAATCTCATCGGGTGTTAATGTATCAACTGTTAGGCCAACAATGGTTTTCTGTTCCCAAATGTTGCTGCCAGCTTGTTCAGGTGCAAAGCGACCAACCAAACCACATTCAGCGAATGAAGTAGCCATGCCGCTATAAATGTAAGCTGTATGTGTATAACTCAAAG